CAACACTTTATTTGTCATTGGCTATTAACGAAGATGGTAAAGAAACCAATCGATCAAGCAAGAATGGATAATGCTTTTGCTATGATGTGTTTTAAAGATCGATATGGTTATAGGTATATCAACTCTTACGCTTATAGCATGTGTAGAGAAAAGATAGCACCAGAGATTGGTCGAAGAGTCGGTTTATGGAATAAAGGTAAACCTAAGTCCGATGAATGGAAAAAGAATGCTAGTGCTGCTATGAAAGGTAAGCACAAAGGTAAGAAGTTCTGTAACAAAGATGGTGTTACAAGGCGAGTTCCTTTAGAGGAATACGGTCAACTCTTAAAGGAAGGGTGGGTGCCAGGAAGAATTCTTACACCAGAAGGTGTGCAAAGGTGTAAGAAAAATGGATATAGACAAAGAGCTAATCTAGAAAAAAGCCCTAGTCGTATTATTTCCCGCCAGCGGATGGGGTAAAATAGAAACCTATTATCGCGCCCAAAGTGGCGATTGAGACCAGAGCGATGTGCCCCGTTGTGATTGCAGTAGTGACGTCTGCTCCACTTGGGAATTTAACGAGCCCCCATAAGAGTGAGAAGTTTTCTTTATTCTCTGGTGGAGTAAAGGTGATGAGTTCAACTCCTGGCCAGATTGTGCAGAGGACCGAGATGACGAAAAAGTTGAGCATCCCGATAAGAGCAATAATCCGACGAGTAGCACGAGTAAACATTGAGGTTTCTTCATTGGCTTCTCCAAATATAGCTTTTTGAGTTTCGATACTAGCCTTTGATAAGGCTAAATCTCTGGCAAGTTCACGTTTAGCAGAGGCAGCCTTAGCATCTGAGATACCTGCGGCAAATCCTCCGACCATCTTTAAAAGTGATCCCATTCCAGTGGCACCAAGCGTTGTAAGCAACATTGTTATGAGTCCAAACATATATCTATTTATAACATATTATGTTTTAAGATAAATTAAAATAGTGTTAAAAAGCCTATAATGTATAAATACAACTAAATATATCATGCTTTGAAGCCATATGGCATTATATGATTGATGAAACAACCAAGTTTTAAATCATATGGAAAAAGATATAACATTAAACGAGGCAAAGGAACTCGTAGCTAAATTTAGCAATCCAGAGCATAAGAATAAAGAGGATGAACTCTTTAAAGTTGCTGCTGCAAAATTGCTTGAAGAAACTGATCCAGGCTTTGAATATGAATATGAAGTCGAAGAGGATGTTGAAGCGGCGGCTGAAAAGTCTGATGAAAGTCTCTTTTCTCGGGCTAAAGACTATGGCAAAGAGATTGTAAATAATGTTCAATCATTGGGTGCAGCAGGTACAGTAGCATTTTCATCAGCTGCTTATTTTCAATCTATTGAAGCCTTTGAGACAACACACGAAATTGGTTCTGTCATTCGTAGTGTAGAATCTGATTATGGTCAATCCTTAATGAGTTATGTTGGTGGTATAATTATGGAAATGAACGAATCAACTGAAGAATCTCAATCAGAAGAATCAACTGAAGAAGATACTGAAGAATCAACTGAAGAATCTCAATCAGAAGAATCAACTGAAGAAGATACTGAAGAATCAACTGAAGAATCTCAATCAGAAGAAGCTTCTTCTGAAAATAAAGTAGAACAATCCAACCCACAAAATAATGAACAACGAGAAGAGTCGGAAAATGAAGAAAGTAGTATCGAAACTAATAGTAGCGAAACCAAATCTAACATACAAACAGATTCTATTCAAAGCGAAACAAATGGTGGCGGGGACATAGATGCCATCGATAATATTAAACCTCATTAAATGGTTGGGGATGATGCTTTTGAACCAGTATTTACCCCTCACGATGCTATTATAACCTCACCAAGTGGACCAAAATAATGATCAAAGAAATATTACAACAAATTGATTCTCAACTACTCAAGCTTGGTATATTAATATTTGCCATACTTGGACTAATTTTCCATATCTTACCTAAAAGCGAAAAGAAAGAAGGCGCGGTTGGATTTGTAGGTGAAATTCTCAACTTCGTAAAAGCATTCTTTAAAAAATGAAAAAACTAATACCACTATTCTTATTTCCAATCATATCATACAGCGCTACTATTATAAACGGTGGCTTCGAAACTGGGGATCTCACCGGTTGGACGTTTACAGGTGAAACAGAAAATTCATTTAATTCTCGTGTTGAAGGTGGAGAGTTTACTGGTGCTACCGCATGGGCATCAAATTTTAATTTCTTTACACCTGAATCAATGGAAGGCAATTATTCTTTCTTTAGTGGATTTGATGGTCCAGTTCAAGAGATCACCTTATCGCAAAACATTGGTGTCATTGACCAATTCACGACTGCTGTTTCATTTGATGTTCGTGCTGGTTGGGATTTAGAAACATATTCTGCACAAGCAACGGATGTAGTTAATAATAATGGCGTTGTATTAGATAGAGAAATTAAAGTTGTCATTACTGACAATAATACGCAAGAAACATTAGTATCACAAAGTTTATTCAACGCTTCTGGTGGTGATTTAGTTCTTGATAGTGGATTCCAAACAGTAGGTATTAATTTCCAAAATATTGTTGGTTCTGATGTGACTATGTCGTTTGTTCAGAATATTCCACAAGCATATACTGGTCCTGCGCTGATCCAACTCGATAATATTCAACTTCAGCAGACATTTATACCCGAGCCTAGAACATATGCTTTATTTGCGGGCTTTATGGCTCTAAGTTATATCGCTATAAGAAGAAGATAACTATTTAAGAGGAAGACGATCATAATAATCGATTTCTTTCTGTGTCATTCTTTTTGTGGGTCTACGATCCATATTATCCACACAGAGACAAAATATTGCACACATTAGCGGTACTCCAAAGAGACCAGCAAATGCTATTAAAATTGTTATTTGTTCTTCCATAATTTATCCTCCTGCAAAAACATTGGGCGAGCCTGCAGCCACTGCGGTACATCCAGTGATAGCATCCCCAACTCTTCCAACACCATCTCCATCTATATAGACTTTTGATGAACCATCTGTTATAGGTGCAGCATGAGATGGACAGGGTGAGCCTGGTAATTTGTGTGTGGTGTTGACATCACCTTGGCATGATATGAGTTTATTATTTGCATAGACATGCACACCATTACCTTCGGCTCTTGTCATACCTGAACAGTGGGGAATATCATTATCTGTAATTCTTGTAATACTTGGCATTATCTTACTTTTTGTGGTTGACAGTCTATTGACATTTCATTATAATTGGTTTAATCAAATCAATACAGAACAGATATTGTTTGTCAAAATCAACTATATTTTTATTTATATATAATAAGAACCAACAAGATTATATCCTAATGTGTGGCTATTATTTACAGTATGAGTAAATGTATCAGTAAAGGATAAATCTGTTTCTGTAATTACTGTTGGTGGTGGCGGCGGAGAACCTTCACCTGATGATGTAGTTTCCTTATCATATGTAATTATTACAGTATATGTCACTGTCTTACTTTGAGCTTGATCTTGCTCAAACAGATAAAAATCCTTATTAGGTGGTAAATCATCTACACTCGTGAATATGATAGGTTCTTCAATTAGATCCGAAGAGCCCTTTGATACATATTTACCAGTGTCATTAAATAAACCCTCATATGAACCAGAGACAGACACAGAAGATAATGTTGTATCAAGAGTTATACCTGAATCTTCGATATCAGCCGTAATGATAACATTTGTTACGGTTTCAACAACACCTGCAGTGTCATCTAATACAATATTATTTGTTAAAGTACCAAATTCAGTATTACGTATTACGTCTGATAATTCTGTTTTTTCAAGATCCATTGAGATAATCTCCTAAAAGAGTTGCAAAGAAATGGCCAGTCTTGTTTACGGCGTCTTTATACCACACATATGAGTAGTTAGTTCCAGAATCTGTTATTTCCCATTCAGATCCATTATATGTTTCTGTTTGAATATTCCATGTTATTGAAATGTTGTAGGTTCTTTCATTACGAGAATCAAGTGAAATATTATGCATATCCTTTGCCCTGATATCAGATGGCGGCCAGCCTGTAATTGTTTCATCTATATTGTTTTCAAAATCTGTACGAAAAGTCATAGAAATATTTGGAAAAGACTCGATAGTATATATTCCAGAATATGTGTATGTGTGATCGCCATTATTGACAATAGAAGTACCACTATCTTCAGTGTCTGTGCAGGTGTACGAAGAAGCGGTGATGGTTTCTCTTATCGCTCCAGGTTCTTCAGCCTCATTTACTAGAGTGACACTGAATGTATGTAAGAATGAATCATTTGGAACATCTGCAGGGTTATCATAATCATCAGTAGAAATATATGAAGGTGAATAGTATGTTCTACATGGATCTAATTCTATACTAGGATCTGGGTTAGGCATTGACATATCTCTATTTATCTAAATTATTAAGTATCAATGACTTATGATTTTTTAAGATTAAATTTCCCAGATTTCATAACCCGTTGATACTCAATGACATATATGTATGTACAAATCCTTCAACATAGATTATAATATATACATAAGATTGAGAAAGACGAATATAAATTAACAGCACTATGATAGATACCGCATTCAATTCTAACTATAAGAAACCTAATTATGATTACTGCACTTGGTGGAAAAATGAAATGCAGGTTTTGTGTGACGCTGTGGATGACTTTGCACTTGGCAAGATAACCCTCAACGAACTGAAGCGAGTTCAAGGAGGCGCACAATGTCAGCTCCTTACTGGCGAGGGTGGAAATACCACACGAAAATAAATAAGATTCCCAACACAGCACTATGAAGATAACATTTCAAAGAAAACATATAGGATGGGGGCTGACCCCAAACGAACCGCTCGAAATAGTCGTTCGCATATACGTACCAACCGACTACCAAGAGTGCCACTACCACCTGAGACTTCACGATATGGAGAGACGTTTTATCGAGGCAGGATACGCAACCGATATAGGCTACTCCGATGGGGTGCTTTGTATCTCTAAATTATAAATATGAAAAAACTAAGCGAAACATATAAAGAACTAGGGATTGATTTTGCATTCCCTATTGAGATTAACGATGCCGACGGTAACAGAACTTACGATGAGAACAGTAATGGATTCTGGCATAGGTTCGAGCGTGATGCCGATGGCATAGAGACTTACTACGAGAGTAGCACAGGCTTTAAACGAGGCACGCCTAAATCCGCCAATACCTGCGAAGGCAAAGTTGTTGAAGTAGATGGAATTAAATATAAACTAACAGCACTATGAAAACAACTAAAAAAGACTGGCTACACTTCACAGCGGGATTTGTCACTGCTGTACTCATGGCACTCGCTGTATCAGACGCAACTGGAGCAACACACCAAGATATCGTTGCCACCACGTTGATACTCGAAGCAGGAGGCGAATATTCTGAGGGAGCTATGGAAGCTGTTCATGAAGTGATTTATAATCGATCTATTAAGAGGAATAAATCAATGGCTGATGTTTGTCTTCAGAAATGGCAATTCTCTTGTTGGAATGGAAAGGACATTGAGTCTAATATTATGAAGGCTCAGAAACACCCACGATGGAATAAAGCAATGAAGATTGTGAACACAGCAAAGATGACTAATTACACCAATGGTGCTGATCACTATTACGCTGACTATATTAAACCTCCTTATTGGGCTTCTTCAATGGAGTTTACCACAAAGATCGGTCGCCATTTATTCTTTAAGTGATTATACATCAACAAGTTATGACTTTTTATTATTTTTATATCATGAAACCCTAACTCGTTGACTATCAAATAGATAAGACCATTGACAAATCGACCAAAATAGATTATAATATACATATAAGATTGAGAAAGACCTATTATGACAAGACAATATACAAAACATATCCTAGAAATGATCGATAATGAGGAAATAAACCCAGAATTTGTTCTTTCAGAACTCATGGCTTGGTTATAAAAGTAACAGCATCAGTCAACTAAACTCAATACAATACAATCAAACCACAAAAACAAACACCGCTAAGACTATGAATAAAAAAAAATTCTTAATTGCTTTACCGACCTTCCCTTGCAAAAAAAACTTCAACCATCAAACTATTCTTTTATCCGCAAAGGATGAAAACGATGCAATGAACTTGCTTTTCCATTTGCGCCCTCATACTCGACACGTTGGGAAAATAAGAGTTGATTGAAACATTCGCTAAGACATATAATACTGAAAGCTCTAAAAGAGCCATGTCATTTGCTAAGCGTTTCTTGAAGAAGCTGAGGCGAGAAGGTGCTTTGAATAATCAAGAATCTACCACTATTAAAATTAAATAAAGAAATTATGGATTATATTTTAACTAAGAATGGCAAACCTGTTGAGGAAGATGTGATCTATGCCGCAGAATCAGTTATTGAATTGATAAATGACGGTTTCAAGCTCGAAGACGGTGAAAAATTTGAACTTTACGAAATTTCGGATTGACATCTAAACTAGAATCTATATAAAACTATATTATGACAAGTGAAGAACGATTAAAATTAATTAAATCTTTAGCCAAGAAGGCTAAGAAGAAGACTAAGCGAGAAGCGAAGAAAATCGAAAGTGACTTTGTTCCTCTAGAACCAACTGCTCCTACTGAAAATGATATTAATGAGGAGTTAAGCAATCTAACCCGCTATACAGCAGATCAATATATTAATTATGAAGAGTAGAATTTTTGACCGATACGGTAGAGTCTCAGCAGTAGACCACAAATACACTGGAGAAGAACCAACATGGGATGGTTGTGAATCTTGGCCAATTGAAAAGTTCATGAAAGAACGTTCTCGAATGTTCAATTTCTATAATTACTATTGCGTATCTAAAGATTTATTTAATGACTTACTGCAATGGATGTCTTCAGATGGTTATACTAAAGATGAAATTAAAACGATCAAATCTGAAGGTGAAAGATGTGTGAGTTTTACAACAATGAAACTTGCTAGGGCTATGAATAATGGTATGATTCCAACACGGGAAGATGTGATGGAATATGTCGAAACAAAGCCAGGTCTTTCTTATGAGGAAGCACATGATGATAAAGCGTATATTAAGAATGAGATTGATTCTATCCTTCGCCGTAATGTTGTAAAGACACAAGCGCAATCCTCATTGAACACAGAGGACTCTGATGTGAAAACCCTTTCTCCACTTCAAAGGCTTTCTAATAAGGTTAATGATACTATTCTGGCTGAATTGGAGGCAATGATTGATGATAAAGATTGGACAGAGTCGCAGACAAAGGTGGACTCTCTCAATTTGATTCAACTTCTGAAGGCAAACTCTATTCCAGTAAAAGGATTAAAAGAGATATATGCTTGGCTTGAGAGATATCATGTGAGTCTTCAAAATGCTCTTGATAAAGACAATGAATTTGATATTGAAGGCTGGGCTTTCTTATCTAAGCCTGGTATTCGTAATCGATTGAAAGCAATTCAAGATATGATCACTCAACTTGATAAATACTCGGCTTCTAATAAAAAGGTTCGTAAACCTCGAAAGAAAAAGGTGAAGGCTGCAGCATTACAAGTTAAGAAACTTAAATATAAGGAATCTGACGATAATTATGGAATTCAATCTGTGTCACCACTGAATGTACCGGGTTCAAGAATGATTTTAACATTCAACACAAAGAATCGAAAACTGGGTGTTTATGTTGCTGATGATCCGATTGATGTTAAAGGAACAACTCTGAAAGGTTGGAATGAAGAGAAGAGTTTCTCATTGACAATCCGTAAGCCAGATGATATAATTCCTATTCTATTAAATAAAACAGAAAGACAGTTTACAAAAGCAATTGATGAATTGAAAACAAAGAGAGGGAATGTGAATGGTCGAATCAATAAAGATACAATCCTATTAAGAACATTATGAAACAAGCCGTAGTTATTACACCAAGCATTACAAAAGATGCTCTAAGAAACCAAGTAGAACTATTGGTTCATAAAGATAAAATGACATATGCAGAAGCAATATGTGAGATCTGTGAAGGGTTGATGATTGATCCTCAAGATATCAAAAGATTAATTACTGGCCCATTGAAAGCCAAGCTTGAAGCAGAGGCGATTGATAGGAATATTATAAAGAACAATACAACTAAATTATTTTAATACTATGGGAAGATATTATACAGGAGACATTGAAGGTAAGTTTTGCTTCGCGGTGCAATCATCATATGCAGCTGATCGATTTGGGTTTGAAGGAACTCCATCATATATCAACTATCATTTTAATGAATCAGATATTCCACATATTGAAAATGAATTAAAAAATATTGAGGACAGCATCGATCTAAATGATGTTAAAGAATATTATGAAAGTACTGATGGCGAAAGTTTAAGTGGCATTCACCCCAATGATCATTCAGATTATGCTGACTATATTCTAGGTAGAAAGATATTAGATCAATTGAAGATGAATGGTGAATGTAATTTTGAAGCCGAACTATGATGAGTGGATTCCAAGCTTATACAATATACAGTGCTTTAAAATTACACTATACTCAAGAGAATTTTGATGCTTACAAATATAACTTCAAGACTAGGGTGAACCCTAAGTCATATGAGAAGCTGAGATTTAAATATTCATTTGAGAAACTTGCTTCGAAATATAAGACTAGAGAAGATCTCATTGAATTCTATACTTCCAACTTCATCGCAGGATGTTCTTGGGTTATGGACATGAATGAAACAAATCTTAACGCTAGGAGAGGAAGATTAGAATCACTCACTTATAGATTTAAAACAGATATAAATAAACTCTCTGAATATGATTTTAATGAATTGTGTTCCTGCAAGGATGGCGAAAATATATTGATTAACGAATTCTGTAAGGAAAATATAAACATTGAAACCATTTCTATAATTGATCTTATGGTCAATTTCATAAAACCTTTATTGTCTGAATTAAATGATCCACTTGGAATGAAGCGAGATCATGCTCTGATGGCAATGAAATACAAAAACAGCTTAACTAATATTGATAGAAAAAAAATCAAAGAAAACCTTCTTTCGTTGTTTACAAAAGAAGAATCTATGATATAATACTATTATAACAGTTAAATACATCGAAATACAAAAATAATACTAAAAATACAAAATAATATATGTCGTTCCAAGAACTAAAACAAAAACGTGCCCAAGCAATCGCAAACCTAGTCAAGGCTGCAGAGTCTACTTCTGAAAAGAAGTCTTATGGTGATGATCGCATGTGGGCACCAACAGTAGATAAAGCAGGTAATGGTTATGCCGTTATTCGCTTCCTTCCAGCAGCCGAAGGGGAAGATCTCCCTTGGGTTCGTTACTGGGATCATGGCTTCAAGGGCCCAACTGGAAAATGGTACATCGAAAAGTCTTTGACTTCTATCGGTCAACAAGATCCAGTAAGTGAAATGAATACTCAACTATGGAATAGTGGTATCGAATCAGATAAAGAAGTTGCTCGCCAACGTAAGCGCCGACTTCACCACGTTTCTAACATTCTTGTGATTTCTGATTCAGCAAATCCGCAGAATGAAGGTAAAGTATTCCTTTACAAGTATGGTAAGAAAATCTTTGATAAGATTATGGATGTGATGCAACCTCAATTTGAAGATGAGCAACCAGTTAACCCATTTGATTTTTGGGGTGGTGCTAACTTCAAGCTGAAGATTCGTAATGTTGAAGGTTATCGCAACTATGACAAATCTGAGTTTGATTCATCAACAGAACTGTTTGATGGTGATGATTCAAAGCTTGAGACTGTGTTCAATGATGTGCACTCTCTCAAGGAATTTGCAGATCCAGAAAAATACAAGACATATGCAGAGCTTAAGAAAAAGCTCTATGATGTTCTTGGTGAAGAAGAAATTGCCGATACGCTACAAGAGAAGACAGTGGCAGAGTTAAATGTGACTCGTGAGCCAGTTATTAATACTGCTCCAACACCAACTCCAACCCCAGCTGAGACCCCAGCTCCACCCGTTAATGTGGATACACCGGTCGCGGACGGAGATGAAGATACGCTTAGTTATTTTGCCAAGTTGGCACAAAGTTGATTAAGAGTTAAGAATCTCTCCATGGCAGAGGTCGGCATCAGAAATGGTGCCGACCTTTTTATTTAATAAGCAGGTGCAAAGGCTGCCATTGAAGTACGATCAATATGATTATTCATA